TTTTGATCCAACAGAAACGTTTCCTATAATCGAAACAATTAAAAAAGATATTTGTAATGTTTTCATGTTCTGCAATAAAAATTTAGTACCAAAATACCTTAATTATGCTATTGAAACTGGAAGATTATTTGATATTTTAACATGGCATAAGACAAGTTATATACCTGCCAATAATAATACATATTATCCAGATACAGAGTATTTAATAAAAATTAAAGATAAGGGAGCATGTTTTAAAACTGGGCTTGGAAATCTTGTTAATTATGGTAAATATTGGATATTAAATCAGAAGGAAAAATTAGGGCATCCTACTGTTAAACCGCAAAAAATAATAAAAGATTGCTTATTGATATGTTCAGAAGAAAAAAACTTAATTTGTGATATATTCCTCGGCTCAGGATCAACTCTTATAGCCTGTGAACAAACCAACCGTATATGCTACGGAATGGAACTTGATGAGAAATATTGTGATGTAATAGTTCAAAGATGGGTTAATTTTACCGGAGGGAAAGTAATTCTCAACGGGCAAGAAATAGAATGGGAAAAGACAGATGGCAAATAAAGATAATCTTGATCCTGTAAGAGATACCGAAACAGCCAAAGCAAGAGGCAAGCAAGGCGGTATAAAATCTGGAGAAGTTCGCAGAGAAAAGAAAATGATGTCGCAAATATATGCAGAGTTTCTTGAAAAAGAACACGATGTGGTCAGTAAAGATGGAATAAAGAAATCAATGTCCGGGCATCAACTGCTTTCATCCGTTATGAGTAAAGTGTTATCAAGGGGCGATTCTGCTGCAGTAAGCCTTATGAAAGAGATCAGGGAAGCCACAGAGGGCAACAATATCAATATAGACACTAACTTGCCAATAACAATAAATATTCAAGGAGTCGATCCTGAACGTTCAGATCCCGAATAAATTACTCCCTTTGTTCTCCAATGATAAACGGTTTGTCAGTTTATATGGAGGCAGGGGGAGCGGAAAATCTCACAGCGTGGCTACTCATTTGCTAATAAAAGGTATTGAATCAACAAAAAGGATTTTATGCACCAGAGAAATACAAACATCGATAAAGGACTCTGTTTATAAATTATTAGCTGATAAAATAAGAGAATCCGATGTGTTTGAATCATATTACCGGATTAAAGAAGATTCTATTTTAGGAAAGCGAAACGGCACAGAGTTTATATTTAAAGGTCTTTACCGGGATCAGGGAGCGATTAAGTCAACAGAGGGAATTGACATTTGTTGGTGTTTTATTGCAGGGACTTTAATAGACGGAATACCGATAGAGAATCTCAAGAAAAATCAGCTGATAAAATCATACAATCATAATACCAATAAAATAGAATTCAGAAAAATAATAGAAATAAAAAAAAGATTATCTCCAGAGACATTGTATAAGTTATTGACATATGATGGGTCGAATTGTATAGTTGCAACAGGTGAACATCCGGTTTATGTTAAGGGAAAAGGATATACACCTATAAGCGACATAAAACAAGGAGACATAATTTATGCAGAAACTTTTAAATATTCCAGAAAAAGCAAAATGTTTGGGCGGATGTGGCGAAGATATATACATCAATACAATAGGCAGAAGAAGGGCATTCACGAAAAAAGGCGGGACTTTTTGCAAGGATTGCGCAAACAAACTGAATTCGGAAAGAATGAAGTTGAAAAATCCTATGGACAATCCAGAGACAAAATCAAAAATGATAAAAGCATTAAAAGAGATGGGACACAAGCCTTCAGTATTAGGCGGAAATGGAAGGGGCTATACAAAAGCACAACAGCTATTGTTCAAAAAACTTGGTCGTGGATGGTGGAGAGAGTTAGTTGTAACTATTGGCGAAGGCAGAAAGGTAAACGGGAATCCAACACATTACAAAATAGACTTAGCAAATATATATTACAAATTAGCAATAGAATGCGATGGCAGCGGGCATTCAGGATTATCTTCACGAATAGAAGACCAGAAAAAAGAAACGTTCTTAAAGAGTATCGGGTGGACTCTATTGAGATACAGAAACAAAGAGATATTAAACAACTTGGACTCAGTGATGGAGGAGATTATGTCTACAATCTCGAAGTTGAAGTAAATAATAATTATTTTGCAAACGGGATATTGGTTCATAATTGTGAAGAGGCGCAATCTATATCCCGGAAAAGCCTTGATTTACTTATACCTACAATCAGAAAAGAAAACTCACAGATAATATTTACATATAACCCTACAAATCAAGATGATCCGGTTCACACAGATTATACACTTACTGACCGGGAAGATGTATTAAGAATAAACGTCAATTATTATGATAATCCTTTTTTCCCTGAAGTATTAAGACAGGAGATGGAATGGACACGCAAGACCGACATTGATAAATATAATCACGTGTGGGAAGGTCATCCTGTTCAGCACTCTGAAGCACAGATATATTATGGCAAATGGATTATAGACGCTTTTGAATCTCCCGAAAATATACATTTTTATCAAGGCCTCGACTTTGGATTTAGTCAAGATCCGAATGCATTTGTCAGATGCTTTATTAAAGATAAATCATTATATATTGACTATGAATCCGGTGGTGTAGGAATAGAGATTGACAAAATACCCGATATGATTCAAATTATACCAGAATCAAGCAAACATTTAATAATTGCAGATTCTGCAAGACCTGAAACAATATCGTATTTAAGAAAAAGAGGTTGGAATATATCATCTACCCGGAAAGGGAAAGGATCAGTTGAAGATGGTATTCAGAAATTAAGAGCATTCGAAAAGATTATAATACATCCAAGATGTAAAAATGTTATAGAAGAATTTAGGCTTTACAGTTACAAGATTGATAAATTAACAGGAAAGGCAACTGCTATTCCAGAGGACAAGAACAATCATTATATGGATGCTTTAAGATATGCGATTGAGAACGTAGGACGGGAAGCATCGATTGTCAAATGGTAGGTATAAAATGAATAATAGATTAACATGGTCAAGCACTGAAAAGATAGACAATAAATCTCTGGTTGAATTTATAAAGACTTATCTATCAGGCCAAGAGCTGCAGCGGTTAAAGATGTACTCAGACTACTATAAAGGTGACAATACCGATATAGTCAGACGCTTCAAAGACAAAGAGAACCGGGGCAAGACTCCTAATAATAAGATTGCTTCAGGGTACTATTCAACAATCATTGACTCAATGGGCGGTTATCTCTTTAACAATGTGCTTTATGTTGAAAAAGAAAATGAGCAATATTCTAAGGCACTGCAAGAGATACTTTATAATAATGATGTTGAAGTTAAAGACATGAACACAGGGACAATGGCACTTGCTTATAACAAAGCTATTGAACTTGTTTACACTACCGGAGATAAAAACGCCGTAGAGATTAAATTCTGTAATATAGATCCGACTCAAATGATATTGATTTATGACAACAATATCGAACCGTCTATAATTGCCGGGATATACTTAATTAAATCACCTGATAAAGATTATGATTATTATGTCGATGTTATTTACAAAGATATATGGCAATACTGGAAAATGAAAGCTGAAGACCTGACAGAGAGAGAGCCAGACAGACCGCTGTTTTTTTCTGAATGCCCGGTCATATGCTACAATACAGAACTACTTAATGACCTTTCATCATTCAATATTATCATACCTTATATTGACGCTCTTGATTATGTTATATCGGGAAACTCTAATGAGATGGAACGATTAGTAGATACTATCCTTAAACTATCCATGAAAGTCAGCCCGGAAGATGCAAAGAACATGACCGAATGGAAATATATTGAAGGCCTGCAAAAAGAAGATATAGCCGAATACATTCAAAAAGATACAAGCCCGGTATTCAGGGAGTATGTTTCTAAACTGCTGATAAATGAGATCCACAAGCACAGCCATGTTATAGATTGGTATAGCCCGGACTCAGGACAGACCGGAGAAGTCAGCGGAAAGGCTTTAATTACTCGGCTTTTTGATATGGAAACATTCAGTAATAGAATTGAAAAAGTATTCCGTAAAGGATCATGGAAACGGATTAAACTAATAACAGAGTTAATGTCTGCAAAGTCAATGCCTACGGGAGAGATCGACATAATATTCAAACGCACTCAGCCGAATATGTTACTCGATACGCTTCAGGCTCTTAAAGATATTCCTTTTATATCAGATGAAACAAAGAGAGAGATCGCCGGAATAGATGAGAAGAAAGAGAAGGAAAGAATCGAAGACGCCGGAGAAGAGATAGATGTTTCAACTTTGATTCCACAGAAAAAACCAATTGATAAGCCGGTTGAAGATGTTAAAGTTGAGGATAAAACAGTATGACGAATTTTAAAGCATATAGTCCTATAAATTTTAAATATTTAAGATATAATATTTACTATGAAGGATTCTTTCCAAGATTAGGAATAGAAATATTTTGCTACAGATGGGCAATACAAATTCAAATTGCATTTTTAATTTTTGATACATATTTAACTATTGGTGAAATAAAATAATGGATTGGTCAACTTTTCAAAGTCAAGGAAGTGAATTTGTTCAATCTGAAATAGACGCTCTATCTAAGCAGGTCTTAGAACAATATAAAGCAGCTCTTGACGATATTAACAATATGCTTAAAGATCAATATGCAAAACTATTGACGGGTGTAAAGCCTGAAGATTACTACAACGAAATGATGAAATTTAACCGGCTTCAGAAGCTACAAGATGAAATCAGTCAATCCTATAAAATATATTCTAACAAGTCAGGCCTGATAATTGAGAACATATCATTTGTCGGATTTTCAAATAGCTATTATATTCAGCAATACGCTGTGTCCTGGTTGTCAGCCTTTCCGATAGGAATACTGCCTTACAATTTAGCAGAATATGCAGTTTATGGCATGGAAGATTCATGGCGCGCGATAAAAGCAATTAAAGGATTAGAAGAGGTATATGGAGATGTTTCATTATACAAGTCTAAGAGTGCGACCTTACTCGAATTACTTAAAACAAATCAGACAAAAGAATTGCTTAAAATACAGAATTCAATTACTCAGGGACTTCTTCAAGGTAAAGGTTATATCAAACTTGCAGAAGATATTAAGAATATTATCGGAACTGTGGCAATTAAAAACGGGGAAATAACCGTTTCAGGCGCTATGTCAAACGCTATGAGGATCATAAGAACTGAAAGCAATAGGACAATGAACGCCGGGCATTATGCAAACTCTAAATATCTTGACTCAATCGGGCTTGATGTAAAGCGGAGATTAGTTTCTGTACTCGATAATCGTACAAGGGGACAATCGGCAAGAATGGACGGGCAAGAGGTAGGAGTAGACGAGCCGTTTAAATATCCCGGCGGAGTTACTGCGATGTATCCGGGGACAACGGGCGTGGCCAAGTATGACATAAACGACCGTGAAAGATGGATTGACGTTATAGACGGAAACGAACCGGAAATAAGAACGGGAAGAAATCCGATTGAGTTTTTGTCAAATGGTGAAAAGAATCCTGACTTTGGCAAGACTGAAACATTCACCTATAAAGACTTTAAATCATGGTCATCCGAAAACGGTTTAAAACGAAATAAATACGGGGAGTTATTATTCTCAAAATAAAATAGCACAAAAAAAGATTGACAAAATAAAAAAGGTGGTAAATTATGACTATTGAAATACCGGTTCAGGACAAAAGTCAGGAAACGAGCATTACAAACCCGGCGGAGTCTATCCAGACGACACCAACAATCAGCAGTGAAGAGTTTGAAGCTATTAAAAAAGCTTTAGATGACAGCAAAAAAGAAATTTCCGGATTGAATCGTAAAAACTCAGAATATGAAAAAGCGATTCAGCAAAAAGAACTTGAAAAACTCAGTGAAGTTGAAAAGGAAAAAGCACTTACTGAAATAGCAAGGAAAGAACGGGAACAGGAACAGCAAATAACAGAATCATTAAGACGGGAAAGAATCATAGACAAGACTTTATTTGATGCGGGGATTCCTCTTGAATTTGCAAAACGCATCAACGGAAAAGATGAGTCAGAGATTCAAGCAGATGTTAAAGAGTTTAAATCTTATGTTGAGAAGTTAGCAACAGAGAGAGCTGAAAAGATTATCAATGAGAAATTAGGCGGGAAGCCTCCGGTAACGGGGACAGCGCCGGGAACTCAAACGATAACAAGAGTAGAATTTAACAGCCTTACACCTGAAAGACAAAGGGAAGTGGCTGCAAAATATCAAATAACAGACTAAAGAGGTAATTAAATGTCATCAGCTAATACGCTCACCGGATTGATTCCGGTACTATAT